CTGGTATTGCTACTCTTACAGAGCGGGCCAAAGCTGGAGAAATAGGTGAAGGAGATTACTCTAAGCAGGCTCTTTCACTTGCTCAAGGTATCAGTTCTGTTCTGACTGAGAACTCCTATATGGAAGGTCTTAACAATCTTCTTGATGTTAATGACAAAGACGTTAATCAATCTGAGGCGGCTTTTATCAACTTCATTGCTGGTCTGGCCTCCTCTTCTACTACTCCGGCAATTCTCCGTAAGTATACTCAGGCAGTCGATCCGGCTGTGAGAGATACGACTGGAGACGGCTCAATGTATGATCGCGTTGTTGGTCGTGTTAAGTCGGCTCTGCCGGGTCTTTCGGAAGAACTCCCTCAGCGTTATGATGTTTATGGTCGGGCTCAGGAACGTAAGATTGCTGGTCCTGATCTTACTAGTCGGACTAATGTTAAGGATGAGGAAACCGATCCGGCCATCAAGGAGCTGATTAAGCTGGCAGAGACCAGCAGCAAAGTTCTTGTTGGTGCTCCGGGTAAGAATGTTAAAGTCGATGGCGTTGAGAGGCGCTTAACTGCAGAAGAGTTCCAGAAATATCAACGACTGAGTGGATACTGGATTGTTGAGATGGTCCGCGAAGAGATGAAAACTCCTGAGTGGCAAACTGGCAGTGAAGAGGACAAGCGATCTGCTGTTAAAGAGATCGTAACCGAAGCTCGTGCTGGTGCTCGGCAATACTTGTTCAATCCCGATGGTGAGGATGATGAGGAGGAACCAACGGGAGATGATACTACTAATGAGTAAAGCTGAAAGTGTTAATCAGGCGGTGGCTTCTGCGCCTCCTGCAATCATCTCAAGTCTAGCTATGGCAGGAGTCAGTCTTCAAGATTGGGTCCTGCTCGCTACTCTAGGATGGTTAGGGATGCAAATGGCGTGGTTTGTTTATCGTAGAATCAAGGACTTTATGAATGGCAAGCCTACCGAGTAAACCTATCTCAATTCTTATAGGTGTTGCTGTAATGCTTTCTGTCCCTCTTATTGCACAGTTTGAAGGGCTCCGTACTGATCCGTACAACGATATCGTCGGAGTCCAGACTGTGTGCTACGGAGAGACTAGAGTAGCTATGCGTAGATACACGAAACAAGAATGCGATGCTATGCTGCAGAAAGCAACTGAAGAGTTTGCTGGACAGGTTCTAAAAGTTACCCCTATTCTGCAGTACCATCCTTATCAATTATCGGCTGCTACGTCTTTTGCTTATAACATCGGTATCGGTGCATATAAGTCTTCTCGCACTGCTGCCCTTTTCAACGCTGGCAAGTTTAAAGAAGGGTGCGAAGCTATGATGGGTTGGTTGAAGCCCAAAGAGTTGTACAACCGCAGGAACAAGGAACGCCAGCTATGCTTGACTGGTCTATAAGTAAATATGTTATCTCAGGTCTCGGTGTTGCCCTACTGGTGAGTAATACCGGATGGTATATCGCATGGGATCATCAGCGTGATAAAGTCGTCTCAGAGCAAATCGCTCACGAGAAAACTAAGACTGAGTATAAGAAAGCCCAACTTGAGGCTGAGCTGATTGAGACTAAGAAGGCGCGACAGAAGGAAAACGAATATGCTAAAACATCCCAGCAGGCTGCTGCCAATTATGCTGCTCTGCTTAGCAAGTACAACGCTAGCCTCGTGCGCTACCAAGCCTCTCAACGTGAGGCCAACACAATCTATATGTCCGATACCACCAAAACCTCCGACGGTACTTACGACATCAGTACGGATACCCGAATACTTATCACATTGAGTGATGCGGATATCTGTGCAGAGAACACTGCGAAGTCTCAGGCATGGTTAGCTTGGGCTAAAGAATCTGGTCTAGTCGACGAAAAATAAGCACAAAAAAAAGAACCCCCTAGATGGAACCTTTTTCAAGGAACCGCCTAGGGGGTTTTTTAGTATTTATTCTGGTCAGGCGTAGGTTAGCTGACCATTTTCATCAACCTCAATCTGAGCCTCAAACTCGTCAGAGTTAATAGGACCAGTAGAGAAGTCGTGTCCGATAATCATAGGCTGGAGAGGATTCTCGCCAGTCTTAATGTATCGTTCCAGCTTAACTGCTGTATTGATAATATTCTCTACGGTCCCTGCACCGGCTGCTGCAGCGATCGGGGCTAGAAGTCCGATCAATCGTTCACGACGAATCTGATCGTCCCATTCATAATGTTCACTCATTCTACACTTGCTCCAATAACTACCGAGTCCTGCCACACTAAGAATAGTTCATCTGTTGTTGCATCATTCTTAAGGACATTGGCTCTGTATGAAATAATTCGTATATTTCCGGGTACGTATCCTTTAGAACTATCTATCCGGTCTAAAGAAGGAGTATCCATAGGTGTTTTCAAAACAGGACAAATAGTCGGAATCTCCGGGACGTCTTCTTCAGTAATCGTGACTTCCCACTTCTTCCTGCTCTTAGCTCTGTTTATCATTTTCTTTTTGTAGGACTTCTTTTTCCATTCTTCTTTAGATTTAACAGTCCTACATGGTTTGCAGTAAGGATATAAACCATTTTTACCAGATTTGAAAGGGGTGAAATATTCAGCCCCTTTCTCCTCTCCGCATACCTTACAAATTCTACTAATCAATTACAGAACCAATTTGAACCACTTCGCAGATTCCTCCGCTGCAACTAAGCTCTTGGCTGCCGGTGGTTGTATCCGTCTGTTCATACTCCGATAGGCGACTCCAATCGATGACTGGTGTCGGGTGCTCTTTGACCCAACTATCAAACTCTTCCTTGGATAGTTCTTGATAGGGGGCTTGCTTATAAGTGCCGCCATCATAAGGAAGAAATGATACGCCAGAGAGAGTATCGAAGTTTTCATAAACCCACGCTCCTACCTTTGGCCATTCGTCTTCCTTAACATTGATCGTAGCCGAAGGCTTGTGTTCGCACCAATGATCTTGAAGATGCTTCCACAATTCAAGTGCCTCAATAGAAGTCTGATCGTGACGAGTTACTGCTCCTTCTGGTGACTTAATAGGAAAGTAGAATACCGAAGTATTCTCTTTGGACATTACATCCGGTTCCCAATAGACTCCAGAATCTTTAAGAAATACGGTAAGAGGGTCTTTATTGTCCGCTCGCACAGTACGTAGATAATAAGGACTATGCCTAGTATGCAGTCCAGAAGCTGAATTAACCAACTGGCTAACAGTACCGCTGGGCTTAACACAAGTAGTAGCAACCGACTGAGGAATCCCGAGACGAGCAGACCACTCGGTATTAGTCTGAACGACCGTATCCCTAATCTCTTCAAGAACTTTAGGCTGTCCCAGCAGGGGGAGATTGTCACAGATGCCAGTGAGGCTAACCCCGAGTAGACGCTCCTCATTACATGTATCACGCCATATCTTCCTTAAGTATTTGAAGTCTGTAAATGATGATTGAATAGTTCCAAGGATTGCTGCAATTCGTGCTTTGCGTTCGAGGCTTTCAAGAGTATCTGATGCACGAACAACGATTTCGGTGAGATTGCAGAACTGGAAAGGTCGGAGGATAATCTCAGAGCAAGGGTTTGTACCGAAGTCAAAGCTCGGGTCACGTCTTCCGTTTCGTCCAGCAATCTTTTGGCAAGCTGCTCTTGAGAATAGTCCGGGTTCTCCTGAGTGAGACTCATAGATTTCTGTCCACTTATTCATAAAGAAGCCAACATCTGGCTTCCGGCTTTCGTACACTGCCGAATTGTTAGCTAGGCGGCGGTGGCCATTTGCTTCCCACCATGCACCTGACTTTGCCTTTGTCATTCGATCATCCGTGCAATCAAACAGAGAAATCATAGCAGAGCGACGTACGCCACCTACCACTACGATGTCTGCGATCTTGCACATTAGATCGTGGCATTCGAGACTCGTGAGCCTTCGTCCAGCAGCCTTTCTAAAGAGCCGTACAGTGAAGTTAAAAAGGTCAATAAGTGGTCCGGGGCCAGACGCACGTCCTCCAAACGTTTTAAGTCGTGCTCCAGCAGGTCGTACTTTATCTGTGTCCCATTTGGGAACTTGCCCAGCAATAAGAAGGGAGACGAGTTCTCGAAACGCTTTGGCCCAACCCTCCTTACTATCTGCCACGTTAATGGTGGTGTCAGTCTGTTCAAACGTCTCGCTAATTCGTGGAAGTTGATCGACATACTTACTCTCGACTGAATAACCAACACCTGTACCGCACATGAGGATGTACATCGTTTCATCAAACGAACGAGGACTATCTACAGGGAGATATGCACAGTTGTAAGCTGGGACATGACAACGATCGAGGGCCGGGCCTGCTGTCATGAGCGCCCGCATGGAAGGCATCACTTCAAGATTATAGATAGCATCGTAAATGCTTTCAAAATCTCCATCGTTATCGACCAGAGCAGACTGAGTGCGATAATACTCAACAAGGCGACGTACAGTTTCATCCCAATTCTCTCGACGGTTCTCAGCTTCAATCCACTTCGAGTATCGACTCTTGTAGATAAACTCTTCATATACACTTGGGAATGGGCTCGACATTAAAGACCCCGCAGATCAGGATATTGATAACCCTCAGGCTTTAGAATCTTACCGTCTTCACGACGGATAACCTTACCGTCGATAACCTTGGTCATATTGTTGTCTGCTACGATATCAAAAGCACGCTGACCATCGAACTCATAAAATACAGCCAACTGAGACAGGACATACTGGACATCAGCCCACTCCTTAATGAAAGCTGCCCGAGTCTCCTCGGAGGGCTTCTCATGATACGCCTTACCGGCATCACTCAGTTCAATCATCTCTTCGGTCAGACAGTTCCATACAAGGATCATACCTGCAGGATCAACACTATTCGTCTCAAGATCACCGGCAATTCGAAATTCAGCTACACGTTCTTCTCTAGTCATCAGTTAAGCTTTACTCCATTATCTTCAAGAATGCCTTCGGGTAGAGGTGCAGGCAACAGCGGCCACTCAAGAGGCTGAGGATCAGAAACAATCTTCTTATCGTCTACATTCATGATCAAGACTTCAGCAACAATCAGTCCCTCATCGTCTTGAACAAACTCAGTAGAAAGATTCACACGAGTAAAGAACTTAGAGAAGTTCATCAAACATTCCTCTGCGCTCCACTTAGCGATCTTTTCTAGCAACTTATCTTTAGTCTTCGTACTCTTCGTCATCGTATTCCTTATGCTTTTTCTTATTAATACGACGTTGCCTAGATTTAGGCGTCATCAAATCTCTGGCAATATGGTTGGAGCGACGCTGTTTACGCCGCTCTTTATCCGAGAACCTGTCCAGCCCGGTCACTGATTAACTCCTTATAGCGTTCAAGAAATTCACGCTTAGCACGCTTCGGGGTCCATCCCTTGAGATCAACCTTATCCTTGTACTGTTCGAACTCAATTCCCTCATACATAGGCCACACAGATGTATCGCCCTTCACATACGTCTTCTCAAGAAGAAGCATGATCGTATCGGCCTGCTTAACAGCGGGGTCATACGGAAAGTTGAAACCGAACTTCTTAGCCATAGCGCTTTCGATCTTTACTTCAAGTTCCTTAAAGATGGGAAGAGCCCACTTAAGAGGGGTCGGAAGATCATTCGTAAAGGCTTCGGCTGTATCGTGCATGAGTGCGTCAAAAGCATACTCAACAGGTACAATCCTAGAAGTGTTAACGAGGTGCTGAGCAACAGAGTAGAATTGGGGAAGATGTCCACTAAAACGGCAGATGTTGCTAAGAGCACCAGCAAGATCGTCAAGAGTGACATCGCTCTTCTCCGGCTTGTTGTAATTAAACTGACCGCCAGACAGCAGGCTAATCCACTGGTCTTTAAGGGCGGGCACTGAGTTAACCATCTGTCTGTTCCTTTTCTCGGAGATAAAGCTCCAGAGCAGCTAAAGAACCCCAAGCTTCATGCTTAAGATGCATCAGCTTACTGTCATCGTCAATCTCCTGACCCATGGCGAGCTTAAGAGCATGACGATACTTGGCATCCTGATAACGCTTGTAACCATTCTCAACATCAGACCAGCCATTCCATGCATACTTATTTGCACCGAATGTACTGATCTCAGCTACGCCCCAAAGGGCACGAGGGAAATACTCGATCACCCCTTGAAACACACAAGGCTTACCTGCGTCGTACTTAATTGCGCCTGTCCCAATCTTGGACGGATCATCGTTAGTATATTCAGTCAAACTAAGAACTCCGTAATCTGCAGATCAAACAAATCGATGTACTGAGCGTAATCAGCCTCACCGTTCAATTCATCCTCCCAGAAGTCATCAGCCTTTTCAAGAGGGACAAGAAAATAGTCTCCGCTTTCTGACGTGCGGATAACAAAAATGTCTTGTGTTATCAACTTACTTTAGTCCTTGTTCCTTCTGACCAACTTCCACAGCTTGTGCATTGAAGACGCTGGATTCGATAATGCTTGGTCCTTCGAATGCCTCGCTTCTGAGTCTGAGTAGAACCGCAAGCACCGCACTCAGCTTTTGCTTCACCCATATGAGGATGATTAAGTATGAAAGGCTTAACTTTCTCATAAAGCTTGACAAGAAGTTTGACATCCTTAATATTATACCTCATCATTCTCTTCTGGGCAGCAGGAGAGCCTTCAATGACTTCACGCCACAGACGAAACCCTGAGTGCTTCTCTTTACCAAGACCGGTCAGGAGAGGGCCGATATAGGCGAGACGGTTCATAACGAACCCGAACTTCTTTACAGCCTTAATGAGATCGATACTTGTGATAGGGGGAGGAGGTGTCAGACCAGCAAGAATGATCTCGCCTCTGAGCTTGGGGATATCGTACTTGTCCCCATTATAGGTCACTACCGCATCTGCCTTAGACAAGGCTTCTAGTGCAGCTTCAGCCATACCTGAGCGACCGTGTTCCCACTTGGAGAAGAACTTATAGTCTTTCTCATCGGAGAACTTATAACAAAAGCAGAGCATACCGCCTGCATCAATTAATTGATCAGGTGTGATGTTCTCGTCCCACATCTTCCAGACATAGGCAAGAGCAGGCTCCCATTCGATGTCTAGGAATAGAATTTTCTTATTATTGTTCGTCAAACCATTCCTCCGGAATAGTGTCTCCGGCTGACCAACGGAAACCGTGTTTGTCTGCCCACTCTCCGTATGTCAGTGAGTTTGGCGACCGGGTAATTCTTTGACCAGCTCGCTGGAAAAGAAATCTAATGTCAGCTTGTGGATGCTCTTCTTTAACTCGAAGCATTTTTGCTCGATCTGCTGCGGTGAGGCGTCCTTTAGTTTCAACAAGAATCCCATTTGGGAGCGCAAAGTCGGGCAAGTATCTAGCCCGCCGGGCAGGTTTAGTGTAATGTAGAATGGTGTCAGGTCGTTCAAAATCCAACTGTCGTCCGTGAGCGATGGCATTATCGTAGACTTTCTTTTCATAACCTGACCTAAATTTAGGCTTCTTCAATATCTGTTCCAGTTATCTCAGGTACGTCGGGCTCCCTCTCAACATGAGTTAAGAAACGAGGGCCTGTTGAATAAGCAAATCCTCGTAAGCCATCCCAGCAGCGAAACTTGTGGCTACAATAGCTGCAACCAGTACCAAGCTTGCGATTGCCAGACTTACCGTCAGGTACGTCTTCGTAACAGCGTTCTGGAGGGGTGTCACTTGCAATAATCTCCTTAAGTTCTTCAATGCGAGGACCGGGAGCATGATGCTTGATGACTACGGGTGCTAAGGGTGTTACACATATGTCTCCTGCCACCTTGTCATTCGCTATCCATGCTCCCGCCTTGCCCGGAGTAAGCACGTCAGCGTACCCCGAAAGTTGTGCTACATAACCGAAAGGATCGTCTTCGGTTATTGTGTTTTGTTCAAACTTTTTGTATCCGTAAGGAGATGCCGACTTGACATCCACAACGACACTATCCACGATTGCGTCAATGTGACCTTTGACACCCCCGACCTCAACTTGTTCCTGAGTATGCGATACTTCATGTCCCGCTTCTTTTGCGAGAAAGAGGATGAGTTGCTCAATGATATCTCCGTATAGAAACTTAATATAAGTCTTTGGTACTAGCTTTTCTTTACCACCTTCGATGGGATGGGCATCATACCAGACTTGTCTGTTCGGCTTACCCAGAGCGGAAAACCGAAGGGGAGATACAGGGGGCTCGTACTTGGCGAGTCTGTGACGGAGAAGTTCTTTGAGATTGGTTGTGAACTCTTCGAGATTTTCTTCACTTGGTACGTGATCCTTGTCCGGGTCGAATAGCCCGTATATATCTTTAGGTAACGTTTTTAGTTCAGCCACTCATCATCCTCATCTGCATCGACTCCCCGTATATCCATGATATGATTTTCACCGTTGTCTCTATGTTCGATATAGACATAAGGAACATTATCAACTTGATGAGCATCAGGGAAAGTGTTAAGAACCTCTTCGGCTTTGGTCAAAGCTTGAGTATAATTATCTGCTTCAACGACCAAGAGAACTCTGTCTGTTACAGCGCGTATCGTAGTAGCTACTAGATTGTAGGACGGCACTGTGTTTCTCCAAATATGTGTGGGCGTTTTGTAGCCGTGACTCAGCCCGAAGGCCGACACTACCATTCTTTCTGGGGGTTGCCCACCCATCCACAGATCAGCCGGGAATACGCTGCTTTGGGGCCGACTTACCCGGTCTACCTCGGAATATGGGGCCGTTAACTCACTGGCGTTAGTGGACCAGCTACTACCACACATCCTGCACGGCTCACACAGGCGGGGACCCTTATTTAATCAGTAGCGAGGTGCCGATCAAAAAGGTATCTCATCTTCGTCATCATCAAGTTCTGACAAAGGAGCAGCCTTAGCTGGCTTCGCTTTCTTTGTTTCGGGCTTGGCACTCGTCTCACACGTCTTATAATCAGCGAACGGATCGTTGCTCTGCGTCCCGCCTTCATGGGGAACATGCTCAGTAACGCGAATGGCGTTCGTCCAGATAGCCTTCTTCTTACCCTTGCCGAAATCAGCAACAGTAATACGAATGTCACCCTTACTACCGTTACCAATCAGACCGTTCTCTCGAACGTCCCAATCCTCATTGTCGGCGGTCTTCACCTTAATAGGGTCATTCAGCTTATCGTCCTTGTCACGCTCCGGCTTACGGAGGATAAGGAAGTCACCGGGAACAGTGTCATTAGCTTCCTTGAGACGATCAAGAAGACGATGCTTCTTGAGCACAGCAATACTATTCTCATCAGGAATGAAATTGAACGTCCACTCCTTGCCGGTACGTTCATAATTATCGACAGCCTTGAAAACCTTGGCCCAATAGAACGTACCACTCATAAATTCGGTTACGAAATCAGTCATGAAGTCTTTATTCTCTTTCTTTTTTAGTATAAAGTAAGGCTCTAGAGTAGATTCTTTAGACGAACCCCTTACCTTATACTACTATTATAACAGATTTACTGTATATGTCAACACCTATTTAATGTCTCGTCGATTAAACCCCAGAGGATATGAGTATCCACTGCGTCTCGACGAAAATCGTTATCAGGCTCTTCATTCCAAGGGACCATTACCGATGCGCCTTGACAGTTAGGACCTGTTGTTAGCTCAGCGTTTGACTTAGTCATGATTGTCATGGTTGGCTCGTTAGTCAGTGTCTCATGCAGGACATATTTCTCCATATGATACACATAACCCGGCTGAGTAATATTCACTTCGACCGGATAAAGGCTGTAACGAACTTCATCCACTTTCATCAGCTTAGTATTCTCACCAGCAATGAGACCTACTTGCCATTTCTGGTGACTGCCCGAAGCATTTTCTTTCGGAAGATATTTGACATTCACCAGACGACCGACCAAAAGCTCGCTATCAAAATCAAAGATATGATCGTGAACGGGTGAGAAAGTCTTCTGACGATACGGCAGTCGAGGATGCCAGACATGCAGTCGTCGTGCTGCATCTAAGTCGAGTTGGATAAACCCATTCGGATGGACACGCGGCTTGTTTCCGAGTTTACGGAGTTCACATTTCGTAATCATACTACATCAATCCTACTAGTGCGTCTCAGCCCACGTGAGACCTTGTTTGGCTTCTCCGTCCAACGGGACGTTGAGTTTAAGAAGGTCGCCAGCTCGTCTAATTGCCTCCACAGATACAATGGCGTGCCTTTCAGCGTTAACAGGCGCGACATCGTATTGCCACTCGTCGTGGATATCTCCAACTTTAAGTGAGTCAAGGGCTTCTTCTCGAATTGTTCTTTCAAGAAGGACCGCGCCGAGGGCCATGACTCTAGCACCACCACCTTGGAGTCGGTAGTTAAGGGCAGAGTGCGGACTCGGACAGACAATCTTGCTACCGTCAACAAGTGTGATGCGCCCGTTTCGTTGTTCATTCTGTACTTCCTCGATTAATCGACCGACACCAAGTCGTTCTAGAAATAGAGTCCTGATATTAGCCGCTTCTCGTACTGAGACATCAAGAGTTTTAGCAACCTTTGGTGCCGCCGCTCCATATAGCACTGCATAAATAAGTGTCTTCGCCTGTGATCGCGTGATACCTACAAGGTCTGCGTTATATTGATGTGGGTCGCCATTGATTACTTGATCCGTGAAATCCGGGCTGGCAAGATAGTGGGCGAGCATCCGGAGTTCAAGTCCAGCTGCGTCAGTTCCGACCAGAACTCGTCCGGGTCTTGCAGTCCAAAGATTTCTAGCTTCGTAGGTATAGTACCCGTCTTCAGCATATAGGACGTGCTTTGACAGTACGCGTTTGGTGATGGGGTCTTTGACTTCCTGAACTCTAACCGCCGGGATATTAGCCGTATTAGGGCGTTGGTGTCTGAGGCGGAGAGTGTCCGCAACAAATAGACTGCCGTGGATTGAGTGGGTTGAGTCATTGTAGTTATCCAGCCATGTATTAATCATGTTAGCCCGGCCATTAATACTCATCCATTTGGCGATGAGCTTAACTTCCGGGATATCGTGGTCTTCAAGAAATGCTTCAAGAGAGGGCGCTAACTTACCTTTGATGAACGGAGTGGGTGTTCCTTTCTCTGTCCGTTCAAGAGGCACCCATCCTAGTTCAACAAGCTTTTCAACTCTCTGCTTAGGTGATCCAACCGAGAAAGGTACGTCTTCATAGGCTCGGTAGGTTTCCCCGTCAGAGTCCAGTTCGATGTGATATCGTTCACGGTCTCGTTCAAAGATCGAAGTAGGTCGGTTGTTCTTTGTGTATATTCGGGATTGTCGGACAAGACATCTTTCTGGCGGAAACGCATGACGTATCCTTTCTACAAGATCGGCTTCCTTAGATCGTAACTCTTGGTATAGAGCAAGACCTTCCTCGAAATTAAAATAGAAGCCGTTGGTTTGCTGGCGATCAAGAAGAACTGTAAGTCTGTGCTGTATCCAAATAGACTGCTCTGAGAACTCAATCTTACGCAGAACTTTAATAAGTTTGACAAACAATTCGGCCGTTACGGCAACGTCTTGATGACAATATTCAACCATCTCTAAGGTCAGCTTAGAAAAGTCGTTGAACTCTATCTTAGCGTTACCTAGTCGTTCTCCCCAAGCACCAAGGCTGTGGCCTCCACTAATAGAAGGACTGTAGAGAGTAGACAAAACGAGAGTGTCAATACAATTGCGGACACCCAAAGACAGGTCAGGAATAAAGCGATTGAGAACTGGCCCGTCAAACTTAAGGATGTTATGCCCGATATAGAGGCTGCCGCGAGTAGAAGCAAAGAACGCTTCCATTTCGGCGATTGAAAGAGCTTCACCTATCTCTCCTGTCTTTACATTCTTCCAGCACAAACACCAGATTACTGTAGGTGTAAGGCTATCCGCTTCAATGTCAATGACGTAGACATCCCTATTGAGCTTGTCGTGGTCAAGATACATCCAGTCTCCTTATTCCATGGCGGAGAACTCGTGACCAGCACCAGAACCACCATTCTCAAAGTCTGAGATTTGATCCTGAGATAACTCTTCGAGACAGCCAGTGTCTTCGTTGTAGAAGAGATAGCTTGAGGGGCCAGTCCGACCACAGAACCTATTCTTCTCTACTGTCAGCTTCGTGATATTACGACGCCAAGAGTTACTCTCTTTCTTGTCTCGTTCCAGACGAATTACGATGTTAGCAATCTGCTCTGGTCCGGCAGAACCTCTGATCTCACCCTGTCGATTAAGATGGATGACACAGATGCACGCAATATTAAGGTTCATGCAAAGCGTCTTAAGCTTCGTACTAATCTCATCTAGTTGCTTACGTTCGTCGCCAGACTGGTCACTAACAATGATGGACAAGTGATCCACCACAATATATTTACAGCCAAGGGCAGCCATGTGCCTGATCTTTGCCAACACGACTTCAATATCATTGCTACCGAAATGGTCCCAGATACACAGGCGATTAGTGTTGACAACGGCATCGTAAGCAGCACGAAGCTCCTCTTCACTCTTAACGGTGTCTGGGAGATGGAACGGCATCTTAGCCTCGATAGACATCAGACCGATAGCTGTGTCATACTTAGGCTCCTCCAAGTGCAGGAGGCCGACGCCCGCTCCTTCAGCAACTAGTTCTTCATTCTTAAGCAGAGCGTGCTCGATAGCCTTGACGATAGAAGTCTTACCAACACCAGTCTCAGCCGTCAGGAGTACCACCTCTGAGCGACGGATACCGTAAGTCTGGCTATTAAGAATAGCCCAAGGATAAGGTACAGAGTGAGGAGTCTTATGGTTCTTGATGTCATCCCATAGCTCCGTACCCAGCTTCAAACCATCGGGCATGAACGGGGCAGCACGCCACCACTCGTTGATATACTCTTTCACCCACCCGTTCATAAGATATTCGTTCGCATCCTTAGCTCGTTCGAGCTTCATGATATGAACCTTACCCGGTGTGAACAGGTGGGCTACATCCTTAGCAGCCTTCTGGCCTACCTCATCGTTGTCGAAGTTAATGACGATCTTCTCGAAGGTGTTCAACCATTCGAAGTTGTCGATGACTTCTCGCTTGGCGGATGAGGAAGACATGACACCGACATTAGGATAGCGGCTACCAGTAAGCTGATAAGCAGCGAGCGTGTCATAGTACCCTTCTGTGAGTGTTACACTTTTACCGCCCGGTTGAAACGCACATTGACCAAAGAGTTCAGCACCCTTGATCGTACCCTCAACACGGAACTGTTTATCTTTCAATCGGACTTGATTGGCTACGTGCTCACCTTCCTTAAAACGAGGGAAGATGGCTTCGCCGGGGCCGTCCGGGTTCTGAGAGACAGTGACCTGATACTTGTTAACTGTCGCTCGTTCTAGCCCTCGGTGTTCAATGCCGGGCATCTCCTTGCGAGGGAGTGCTGTGAGGGCTCTCGGCTTTACATCCTCAGTGTGCGCCAGTTTTCTGGTCTCCTTATAGTTATCGTAGTAGACATGACGACCACATCCCTCAGAGAAGCAGTGCTCATGGTCGTCATAGATAGCAAGATTATCTCTGCTTCCGCAATCAGGACATGGTGCTTTGCGCATCTCCTTGTTGATTGATACCTCTCTGTTTCAGAATATCGTCTAGTAGAATAGGACGGAAATCAGTTTGTTCCACGCAAGCGCAGAAGTAACGATCATCATAGGCTTGCACCCACTGTCCATCTCGTAGCACCTTATCCCAGCCCTCGTCAGTCTCGACTTGATTGGCATGTGTGTGGCCATGGATGTTCAGCTTCCACCTACTCAGTGAGCCGGGATGGATAGGAATGTGGCTCATGATGAACCCCTTCTTCACCACGTACCCACGAACATCATCGAACAAGTCGAAATACTTTCTCATCTTTGGGGGTTCGTGATTGCCGGGGACTAGAACTTTCCGTCCTTTCAATCTTGAAACGGCATTTTTCATATGGGTAGAGGAAAAGGCCACATCTCCCAATATATAGACTCGATCCGCATCGGAGACAAGTTCGTTGTACCATTGGATCATATCTTCAGTCATCTGTTCTGCGTCATCCCAAGGACGCAGCTTAGAACCATCTGCCTTAGTGAACTTGCAGATGTTCCCGTGGTAGAAGTGAGGATCGCTGTAAACGAAAGTCCTACTCATAAGGTACTTCTTTCGTGTCAGAAATTAAGGACACAACATCCTCTAAAGAGACAGTATTAGTAGACATATGGGTATATTCACCCGTCCAACTCTCGAACCTGCCTTTTCGGAAGATCATCTCTTCGATTTTGGTGTGTCGTGCTCTAACATACGGCTGAGAGTATGTATAGAAATATCGAGGCCAGTACCTGATGATGTATCGTTCGCCCTCATGGAAGACAGACTTACTCATCGTTCTTCTGATCCTCTTCAATGTACCAGTCCCAAACAGTGTCACCTTCTGACCGGATAAAATCCCGAGCATGTGCACGGGTAGTGACAGAGAATCGTTCTGTCGTTAGATCGTCATAGAGGACGACCAGAGTAAGTGTATCACTCATCGAAGTCCTCCTTGTATTTACGTGGGGGATAGACGACATCCGTTGCATCACCCTCAAAGGCGGGGTCGAGCACGGTAACAACATCTTCATCATATTGGAAGGTGTCGGAGTACGCCGCGTCCATAGCGATCTCTAGGCATGTGCCACATGGTTCATAGAAATGACCATCAGAATTGTACTGGATTTCCTTGTCAGTAATCTCAGCATCACAACAGTAGCACCGCATCAGTTTGTTCCCTTCATGTACGCAAGCAAAGCTTCGACCTGTTTAATGGTCAAATCACCTTTATATTGATTAGCCTTCCAGCTTATCACCTTCACATTCCCCGGCACATATCCTAAGGAATTGTCAAGACGATCTAAGGAGTAAGACGAATGTGTACGACGACCCGAGGAGGTACTTAACTCTAGACCGAAGACTGGACAATGAGTAGGCACATCGATGTCATCTAAGGTGATAGTAAACTCAATACCTCGTTTCTTAGCTCGGTATCGTGCTTGCGTCAGAAGATAGGAGACAGGGTTTTCTCTACGTTTTTCACGATAGAAAAGCGCAGGATCGTCTCTCATTTTCATCAGTTTTTATCCTTATCCCTAGGTTTTAGACCTAGCTGCCCACCCTTAGGTATGTTCCTAAGGTATCCATATTCTAGTTATTATTCTCTTTAACCTATACTCTATAAAAGTATTATACCAAGGATATTTCTCCTTGTCAAGATTTAAATCACCACCACCAGTGAATTATGACTTGTTGGTCGTCGGGGATACCATTCTCACGAAGATAGTCCGTAAGAGGTTTGAGATCGGCGGGCGCTTTCACCCAACCTTTCTTCTCCTCATCCGTCTCTCCCCAGAACCACTGCTTCACCGTGATTGTCACTTCAGTTGGGTTGGTTTCACCTTCAGGTACTTCGGCCATTTCGAAAAGATCGTTCACTGAAAGGCGTAACATGCAGTGATCATTACGTAGCTCATAGCGACGCCACAAGTGTTTGACGGCAGCCTCGACCTCCGTGGGGCAGTCAGTCCATTGAGCATCGAGGACCCACTGCTTAGTGAGTGCAGGTACATTTAGGTGCTGAACCATCAGACAGCCTCCTCTCCGTCATCATTGGTCTGTATGGCCTCACAGTCGGTAAGATAGGCCATATCGGAAGAACAGGTAGCGCAGGGGCAGGTGAGCTTGGGGTCATCATAAAGATCAGTCCATTCCATGAGAATTACCTTTCCAAGAAGATCGAATATCCGGCCTTATTCAAAGCCTTGCGGATTGCATAAACTTCTTCCCATACTGCATCAGAGTCGAACTCTGATAGACCCGCATGTTTCATTATCGCCTTATGGATTACCTGTGAAGAACCTTGCGTAGTCCACAACTGTCTGTCCTTCAAGACCCGGCGCTGTGTTTCCTTCAAGCACATAAGCTTTACCTTCATGTTGGTTCCAGAGGACATCGAGCGCCAGAAAGTCGAGGTCTGTAGCCATAAACGCTCGCTGAGCCGCTTCAACTACGCCAGACGGAGGCGTGACATTGTTGCGAACATAGACGAAACCATTGGAGTGGTTCCGAACTTGCCAGTTAATCGCGTCATCTGGAACGTTCGTGTTACGAGCCTTGCGTTGCACGCTGATCGTCTGAGCTTCGTAAGAATTACCAACTAGCTTACGCCCAACGTGAATGCGAAACTCGTGTTTCTTCTTTACATACTGGACGTAAAGAGGGCATTGAACGAGTTCTTCTCGTGTATTGGCAATGACAATGCCATCGCCGCTATGACCAGCAAGGACAGTCCTGCAAACAATAGGAAATGCATCATCGGGTATATCAGACTGCTTAGTCCACCACTTCGGAATAATTTCTTCAAGGTTCATAACCTCCATTCTACGGAAAAATTCGAGCTTGTTTGAACACTTTTGCAGCAAGGCACCGGGGTTCAGAATACCAGTATCAGATGCGTTCACATTGCCCCAATTGATTATGATGTCAGAGGGCTTGCGAACGAACTTACTTCCTTGCAGTTTCAATACTTTACCACCAAGAGCGATCGCTAGTGACTTAGCGCCAGCGGACCCTTGTTTGTACGGCAGAACACGGTAACGTGGCATAGATATTAATCCTCATCCTCATCAAAAGTAGGGACTACCTCAAAAGTAGGATCAAACTCCTCCTCGGGAAGACTAGGAGGGGCTGCCTGTTGGGCGGGAGCACTTAGATAGGTGTCCCAATATGGAGCAGACGAATGTGAAACTACTACAGCCTTCTTTTTCGGAAGGCCCGGAGCGGGGCTGGCCATCATATTTAGATATTGACCCATGGTCATAGGCGTATTAGACATATCATCAGTAGTGACCTGATTAGCCAGACTGTTTGCAATCTTCGCCGGATCACGACCGAAGGGGTCGGCCTTGACTTCAACAGCTTTGAACTTATCCCAATCCCGACAATAGCACAAATCCTGTGCGAGTCGAATACCTTCGTACATGCTGTCACGAATACGATCGTCATTGAACGAAATACCTTCTCGTACGACCGGACCCATCTCTCCGAGCATAGTGTCAAAGAACGCAAGAGGGCCACCTTGGGAGAATGCAGCGCACACATCCCGAGGATCGGGGAACTCAGCGGACAACTGATAAAGACGCTGAAGAATAGCGACCCAATTCTCAATAATCACCGGGTCTCGCACCCCTCGAAGAGTTCGAACTTCAATTGAACCAAACTTCGATAGAGCACTGACATTAAGGCCCGAGTAGTGCAGACCGTCACGGAGTTCGGACTGACCATCGGACCGAATAAAGCGACGAATCTGAGAGATAATCGCGGGAGCGTCCTTAGCACGCAGACAGAACAAATTACCCACACGATGCTCTCCGCACCATTCAGTCAAGACTTCTTCGAAGCAGAAGTAAAGAGCACAGAACGCGGTAAGTCGGTTCAGGTGGAAGTTCTGGCAGTTCAGATGAACGTGGATAGAAGTACGATTGCTGTCATCCAGTTTCGCCTTAATCGCATCAAACTTGGACCACAAGGAAGTCAAAGCCTCATTGACCTGAGCGAACAAGATAGGCTTAGCCAGAACGAACTCTGCGTTGTCGTAGCCCCTGAGAGAACCATCGTGATGGTAGTTCCACCAAGGAGACACAGAAGAATTAGCCTTAAGGGAGTCAAGAGACGACGACGCCTCGACTTCAACTTCGATACCAACATCGCCCTTTGTAGGCTTCAAACGCAGAATAGCAGCAATAGGTAGGCCAACCGACGGTCCTTTGCCCGACTTATCATAGAACACTTTGGCCACTAAATCCTCCTTAGGTGTTGACGGAGCCGAAAAGCCCAAGAGACTCGACAGCTTCTTTAGTATATGCAAACTTCTTGCCCAATTTAACACTGGCGAAAGACAAACTCGGAAGGAGACCCACAACGTCCTGCTTATAAGCCAGAAAGAGCGTATCGATCGGACCACGAACGAGGGCAAAATTCCGGTTGAAAGCCACTGAATCATTCGTGATCTCCGGATCGGCCAGTTTCGTTAAGCACTCTTGAGGAGAAGGGTACTCATTCAAAATTGTGGCTCGCATCTCAGCACTGGTCATGTCCGGGCTAGCGAATCCTTTTTTATTGATCAAACTTATTGTGTTCTGATGCAACATACTATTTGTAAGACCCTGTTCACTCTTTCGTGTAGGATGTCTTTCAACGAAATATACCGAGCCTTGTAGGTTAAGCATTCCGAGAGGGAAAGGTCGAAACTTATTGAACAAAGGACTGTTCATCATCTTTCGGATGATTTTAGATGTCGGGTTCAACGTCAGCCATTTATCCATAGCCTCGCCTCTAGTCATTCCTAGAGCAGGGTCCCAAGTGCTTCCGGATGGAACTCCGGACAAACCTTGACCTGACTTAAGGGCCTGATCGACACCAATAGGGTACAGATAAATGCGGAAAATCCCATCCGGCTTGTGATCACAGACACACAACACATAATAAGGCTCTCCGTCATACAAGACGACCGTGCCTTTAAGTCGCATCTCCGCTTCCTTCAAGTTCTCGTAAAAGTTCGTATAGGTCGGCATAGCTCACCCTAAGGTCTGATAACTGTGGTCGGTTGTTTGAAGAGGGAACTTAAACTTTTTCTCCAACAGTCCCTGACGCTCAGACATGTTGATTGACTGGATCAACATCTCATTGTAACCGCCTGCAGTCTCTGGGATATAGGTATCCCTCATGTCAGCAATAGCCTGAGCGCCTCTGTTCCAGACAGCCAAACGACGAGTCTTGGTGGTCAGCCAGAAGTTAGACAGGACACGATACTCTACACCATATGGTTTGTACCGGCAAGCACCGGCCTTTCCATATAAGCGGCGACGTGTAGAGTCGTTGTCAGTCTTCAGGGACCAACCACCAAGATACCAATCCAACTGCTTTACCAGATCACGACAATTCAGAATGTGCTGAACATCGCTCATAGACGCATCGGATGTCCAACCATAATGAAGGTGACCAGAAGCAGTTCGGAGATAAGGATTGTCTGGATCATGCGGAGGAGGGTTCACTTCGCCTGACCAAGCGTCGAAGTCTGGCGAACAGCCTAGCTCCTTAGCATCATCAGGGGCCTGATTAAACTCTTCCGGCGTGAACACAACACTAGGACGGGCCAGCAGAGAATAACCCGTCGGGAGAAACCCTTTCAGGCTCTTCATGACCTCAGTAATGTGATGATCGAAATCCTTGAAGTTTGTAACCGGATCGATATTGAACTCTGCCGCCATCCCGTCCCTCTGCACAGCTCCGAACGGCACTTTGTAAGGTTCTGCCTTGGAGCCGGGGATCATATCAGCACACACTGGCAGCCCATCTGCGTTGACCACAAAAAGTTCAGGATCACAACCGACACTGAACCCCTCCAACAATTGCACTCCGTCCATGTTTTCCATCTCTATCTTCTGTCCTAAGTATTACGCAGCCACGTTGTCAAAATCTTCCGCATAGATGCGTGACTGGTTTTTGTCCGTGGAACCGCAAGACGGGCAAAGCACCATCTTTTCTCGTTCCAAGACAACGATCCCGGTCTCCCCGAAATCTACGTCTGCCGAACACCACGAACACCCGTAGCGAGCAATCTCTTCAAATTGCTTCTGAGTGAGATAGCCACCGAGAGGGTTATTAGTAGAACCGTGCAGGTGAATACTGTCTTTGACAGACTTACGCCCTCCCGTAGCTGTCCCATTCGTCTGCGAATGCGAGCCAGAGTTCGAAGGGGTCCACGTCGACGGACCATTCCTCTGAGGAAAATTTCCACCAACACCGGTATAGCTCACCGCCGCAACCGGCTCCTTTCCTTTCAGTTCGATTACACGGGGCTTCGGTCGTTCGGTCCCACCTGCTACTAACTTAGCGAGATCGAACCTATAGAGCCAGTTCTCCTTGGTCTGGAAATATTTGAACTGCTTATCGTCAACAAACAGCTCCTGTTCTTCCGACTTGGTAGGACTACCGCCGAGAATGGCATCATCCATAATTCGCCACTCAGAGGACCAGAACACACGATTGAAATCCTTGCCGTAAGCATACCAAAACGGACGCTGGTTGTTACGAAGGAAATTCAGAGTCCCTGCGTTCTGATCGAACCAAACCAAAGCCCATGCACCCTGAAGCTTCGGCACTGTAGCTTCGATACCAAACTTCGCAATGTGCATGAAGATGGCTTGGCTGTCGACTTCCGACTTTTCACCGTTAGCTTCGTCAAGTTCGCGCCATGACGCAGCATCGAGAGTACCATTGTGGGCACCAACGATGTGGTCATAGTGGTAAGGATGGGCATTGACGCTTGTGACACCGCCCTTGGTCGCCAATCGATTATGACCGATGAAAGCCCGCGACTGATAACCGTTCAACGCCTCAGTGAATCTCTTCATATCGAAGAGGTCGAGAGGATGGCTAGCGACCTTGGCGATCTTAGCATCGCCGTTAGTTCGAATGGCAGCCAAGCCAGTACTGTCCGGGCCTCGGAAGTAATCGAACAGGAGGAGCCTCTTCATTGTGCGCTCGTCCTTTAGTTCGAGCTTACCAGCAATTCCGACGTGTCCGCACATATTAATTAGCTCCTTTCTGAGCTTGTTTGATTTGTTCACCCCACTTGAGTTCTCGTTGCTTAACGAGATCAGGAAGAATCCGCCGCTGGTTTTTAATCAGCGTCGTATCAGGAGAGCACAGGATCAGATCGTTGATCATCTCCAGTGTCCATTGAGCGAACTGATGATATC